TCCCGTCGTCGACCGGGGCGGTGTTGATCGCCCGCTCGTGGAGCTTGTGCTTGCGGATCTTGTTGGCGGAGAGGGCCATTCTCGGGTCTCCTTTCTGGCCTCAGTTGGCGAAGGCGCGGGGGAACTTGCGCCGCAGCTCCACGGCGCGCTCCGGCGTGATCCCGTAGCGCTCACGAACGGCGAGCTCCTCGGGGGTCCCGTTGTCGAGGGCGAGGCGGGCGGCCTCCTCGGCCTCCCGGGCGGCGAGCGGGGCGTGGGAGAGGATCTCCGCCTCGGGACACGCCTGGAGGACGGAGAGCAGCGCGTCGTAGACGGCCGCCTCGCGCGGGGCGCCGTCGCCGGCGCTCAGGGTGACGGTCTGGGGGGAGTCGGCCGCGGCGAGCTCCTCGAGCAGCGCCGGAAGGCCCGCGCGGCGCATGGCGGGGGTCACCCGCGCGCCGAGCTTCTCCAGGTCGCTCGCGGCGCGCGCGCGCGCCTCCAGCCGCCGGCTCTTCGCGCGCTCGGCGGCGAGCTCGGCCTGGAGCTTCGTGACCTGGTCATCGGGTGCGGCGAGCGTCTCGGGCTCGGCGGGGGCGGTGATCGCCTCCACGGGTTCCGGCTCGCCGGCCAGCTCGATCGGCATCGTGTCTGCCTCCTGGTGCGTTGCCCCGTCGGGGGCGGTCATCGGTGCGCCGAGATCCACGACCTCGACGGGGTTGCCGGAGAGGAGCTGCCCCTGCCCCATGCCCCAGATCGCGGGGCGGGCGGCGCCGAGCAGCGCGCAGCCGGTGTAGTACCAGCCGCCGGTGGCGGGGTGCTTGCGGACGAGCTCCGAGGAGCGCCGCGGCCACTGGCCGGAGCGGATCGCCTCGACGGCGTCGGTGGACAGGCGCGTGAACCGAGCCCAGAGCTCCTCGCCCTTGACCCAGAGCTTCTCGGCGAAGCCGTGGGCGGGGCCCTCCCAGGCGTGGTCGAAGTTGAGGGTGGCCTCCTCGACCGCCGGGTCGTAGGCCGCGGCCATCTCTTCGAGGTGCTCGCGGCGGATCTCGATCCCGTGGCTCTCGGAGAGGTCCTGCGGCCGGAGCACCGGCGCCTCGAAGGCCGCCGGGGCGGCGCCCTCGACCAGCTCGCCGCCGAGCGAGACTTCCGGCCCGAGGAAGAGCTGCAGCCGCGGGCCGGTGGGCGGCTGGGCGGGTTCGGGGCGTGCGGTCCTGTGGCTCACGCCACCGAGTTTCGGTGGCGTGAGTGTAGGGATCTGTAGGGGTCGGCGGGGAACCGCTACCGCCCGAGCAGGCGGCGGATGCGGGCGAGGAGGCTGCCAAGCCTCGGGAGGAGCTCGGCGAGGCCCAGGGCGGAGAAGAGGGCGAGCAGGGCGTCGAGCAGGTCACGCTGCTCGGGGCTGGCGCCCTCCCCGGCGCCTTCGGCCGCTTCGACGGCGGCCTCGGCGGCGGCGGCGGCGCGGTCCCCGAGCTCCTGCGAGATGCCGAAGAGCTCCGGCGCGCCGGCGAATCCGGGATCCGGCCAGGCGGGGGTCGGCAGGCCCGTGGCCTCGTCCACCACCAGCGGCCAGGGGCCGGTCGGCTCGGCGCCGGTCAGGCCCATGCGCCGCGCCTTGGCGAGGGTGATCCCCTCCACCACGCAGCGGCAGTTGTGCCCCGCCGGCGGCCACCAGGTCTTCCAGATCTCCGCCGTGGGCGGGGCGATGTAGCCGTGCATGGCCGCGTGGGCGGGGCGGACGCGGTCGTCCTCCATCGTCACCCAGGTGAGGTACGGCATCAGCCGCCGCGCCGCCGGGTTGAGCACGAGCTGCTGGTAGCGCATCAGGTTCGCGGCGTTGCGGACGTTGTTCGCGTAGACCAACTCCAGGTGCCAGCGGGAGAGGGGCGTCAGCCCCCTCGAAGTGAAGATCTGCTCGGCCAGCGCCACGAACTCCTCGCGGGTGAGCCCCTCGGAGATCGCCCGGCCGACGAGCATCTGCAGGTCGGCGAGCACCGCGGCGTCCTCCACGCCGGCCACGGTGAAGGCCAGCCGGCGTGCGCCGTCGGTCAGCGCCTCGAACTCCTCGCGCGGGATGCCCAGCACGCGGGCCCAGTAGTCGAGCGCGGAGCCCGGGGTGGTCGCGCCGCCGGGCGGCGGGGCGGCGAACCGGATCGTCCGCTCGCCGAGCTCCTCCTGGAGCTGGCGCAACGCCAGGCCGCAGCCGTGGATGATCGAGGCCTCGATCGCCTCCGCGTGCGCCACGGCCGAGGTGCGCTCGACCACAGTCTGGAGCAGCAGCCCGGCCTCGTGCGCGCCGTCGCCGTAGGCCTCGCCCAGGGCGGCGAGCATGGCCTGGTAGTGGGCGAGGGACGGCTCCACGAGCGAGGCGGCGAGCTCGGTGATCTCCCGGTCGCGCGCCGCGGCGGCCTCCTCGATCTCGGCGATCTCCGCCGGGTCGAAGGCGGTGGGGGCGGGCTCGGGCTCCGGTTCGGCGGCGAGCGCCACGTCGGGCGCGGCGGAGGCTGCGGCCTCCTCGGCTTCCGGCTCGTCCTCCGGCTCCTCTTGCGGCTCCTCGGCTGGCTCTTCGTCCGGATCGTCCTCCGGCTCTTCCTCTGGCTCCGTGGCCTGCGGCGCGGGCGGCGGCTGCGGCGGGGGCGGCGGCGGGGCGGGCTTCTCCTTGCTCACCGTCTCCTCGCCCGGGCCGGGCTCGCTGACCTGGTGGACGAGGTAGAGCTCCCGCTTCGAGACCGGGAGGCCGAGCTCGAGCACCGAGGCCATGCCCTTCTGCCGGAGCTCGCGGTCGGTCCCGGCCATGGTGTCGATCAGCACCCGCGGCACGGGCGCCTCGGGGCCGAAGTTCACGACCACGAGCGGGCGGAGCAGGTTGTCGCGCAGGTGGGCGGCGAGGTCGCGGGCGTCGAGCTCCACCTTCTCGAGCCGGACCTCGTTCGAGACCTGCGCCTTGGCGAAGCTCCCGGGCCCCTTGGCGGCGCCGCTCGTGTCCACCTCGCCCAGGAAGGCGAGCGCCTGGGAGCGGGTGAGCAGGCCGATGAAGCTCTCGTAGCTCGCCGAGCCGCTGCGGGTGGCCTCGAGGAGCTCCACCGCCATCCCCTCGGGGATGACGATGCCGTACTCCGACTGCATCGCCTCGATCGCCCCGAGGAGCTGGGTCTGGTCGGCCGCGTTCATCTTCTCGGCTTCCTGCCCGCCAGACCGATGGCGGTACTTGCCGATGGCCGTCGGCTGCGCCCACTTGTCGAGGAAGACGGCGAAGAACTTGAGGCCGTTCTTCTTCAGCCACCACGCCCAGTAAACCTCGTCGAGCAGCGCCGCGCCCCAGGGGGAGTCCTTCGTCGCATGGCGCATGACGAGGAACTTGCCGTGCGGTGCCGCGATCGGCTCGGCTCCCTTCGGGCGGCGAACGTAGAGGACGCCGTCGCGGAAGAGGAAGCGCCACATCGGCCGGTCGGTCATCTCCACGGGCACCCAGGCGCCGGTGAGCGGGCCGCGGGGGAGGCGCTCCCAGGTCAGCTCCTCGAAGGCGATCCCCTTGGCCTTCGAGTCGAGCTGGTGGGAGAGGTTCGCCGCGAAGTTCGGGATGAGGCTCAGGGCCTCGTGGCAGAAGTCTGCGGTGGCCTTCGCTTCGGGGCTGGAGTCGACCGGGACGATCAACCTCGGGAGGGCGAGCACCGCGTCCTTTCGCTTCCGGTGGAAGCCGGCGAGGTCGAGGTCAGAGCCGAGCATCCGGTCGTAGATCTCACCCAGACGGTCGGTCGCTTCGGACTTCTCGCGCACGATCTTCGACGGGTGCTCGTCCTCCCGGAGGTAGCTGTTCGACTTGAAGACGGTCTCGGCGAGCTCCTCACTGGCGAGCTCGCGGGCGAAGCTCCGGTCGATGCGCGGCACGGGGAGGACGGTCAGTGGTGTCGGCGCGGGCATGGGCTACCTCCTCGACTGCATCAGGGCATCGGCGCGGTCGGCGCTGCGGCGCGCGCGGGCGGACGAGATCTCGGAGCGGACGGATAGGAACCGGTCGCGCACGTCGGGCCGGCGGTGGAGGGTCTCGTAGACGGTGGTGCGGTGGACCCCGGCGAGGTCGGCCGAGACGGAGATCCGCCGCGTGCGGCGGAACGCCTCCTCGAACGCCGGCCACCAGAGGTCGATCGCCACGGCTAGCGCCTCGCCAGCCTTTCCAGCATGGCCTCGATCCGCTCCAGCCGCTTGTCCTGGGCGGTGAGCTGGGCCTGGATCTGGTTGAACTGCTGCTCGCGCTCGGCCTTGGACACGCTCAGCCGCTCGGAGAGGGTCGCCGCCTCGGGGCGGGTGAAGTAGCGGTCGTGCGCCAAACGGTCGGCGTCGGTCGCGGCCTCTTCGATCATCACCTTCACGCGCGGGAAGACGACCATCGAATCCCGAGCCGCCATGCTCGACCAGATCCCGGCGAAGATGGTCGCCAGCAGCGCAAGAACGGCCGAGAGGGCCTGCACCCGGCTCAGCGTCGCCGAGTACCAGGGCTTGCCGTCGGGGTCCTGGAAGCGCACCATCGCCTGACGGCGATGGAAGGTGTGGACGTTCTGCTCTTCCAGGATCTCGCGGATCAGATCGCGCAGCTGCTCGGGGCTCAGGTCGCCCATCGCTCTACTCCCACCGCCAGAGGATGGCGAGACCCGCGCCCTGCCCGTCTTGCCCGTGTCCGTACCAGACCTGCTCCAGCGAGGTGACGAGCACGATGCGCTCGAGTTCGTACTCCCCGCGCCAGACCAGAGCCTGCGTGTCGTAGTCACTGGAGTCCGGCGCGTCCCAGAGCAGCCAGAAGCGCGCCGACTCCGCAGCGCGCCAGCTCGCGCCGATGGTGGGGTTCCATACCTTGACGGTGCCCGCGTCGCTGCGCTGCACAGCCCCGCGCAGGCCAGACCAGAGGCCCCACGCGCCCCACTCCTTGCCGCCGAGCACGCGCAGCTCGGCCCCGCCCTGCTCCTTACTACCCTCCTTGTGGGCGCTCGAAACAGCCGCTTCCACCCGCACCCCTGGCCGCTCGACCACGGCATCCAGCCCGGCCGACACCCCGTGGTAGCCGAGCCCTTGCGAGCTGGCGAACCGCGGCCCGGCTGAGATGGCCGAGCCGCAGCCCGTCAGGAGCAGGGCGAGCCCGAGCAGCCCGGCGGCAAGCAGCACCAGCCCGACCCAGAGCGGGCCGCGGGGCTCCTTGGTGCAGGGGTGCAGGTGGCGCATCTACTCTTCGACCGCCGGGTCGCCGATGGCGTTGAGCAGATCCTGGTCGGTCGTGACGCAGAGCCCCTGGTTGACCAGGACGGTGTTGCAGGCCTTGATCCCCGCGAAGGCCGGGACCGCCACGAAGGCGATCAGTAGGGTCAGAATCAGTCGCTTCATGGTCAGTCTCCTTGTCACTGGGCTTGACCGCGCGGAAGAACTCGTCGAAGCAGCGGGGGTTCTTCACCTTGGCGGCTTCGTCGAAGTAGGCGGCGAGCCCGACGTGGAGGCCGCGGAGCGCTTCGCCGTCGTAGCCGGCGGGGCGCATCTCGAGGCGGTTGCCGTTCTTGGCGACGAGGACGCGGTACGGCTTGACCTTGCTCCGGTCCCAATCGATCAGCCCAGCAGGTTCCGGCGCCCGAGAACGACACCCAGGCCGAGCCGTTGTACCCGCAGAAGAGGTTGTTCACCGAGTCGTACGCGATGTCACCAGCCGCCGGGGAGCCCGGCGCTGCGGCGATGTCGGTGAGGCTCAGGATGTTGGCGATGGTGGTCCGCTCTACCCCCACCGTGACCCGCGTGGCGAGCGTCTGGAGCGTGGTGCCGCTCGCTCCGGGATCGCTCGTCTGGATCACGACGCTGCCGCCCGCTGCATCGCCCGTGCCCTTGCCGCCTGCGAGGGTCAGACTCGCGCCAGCGATGTCCGTGCCCGAGCCGCCGGTGGCGTTGACAACCACGCTCGCGGGGGCCGCAGCAGTGGTCCCTCCAGCCCCAACGTAGAGCTGCCCAGTCCCGGCAGGCTTGATCGTTAGGTCGAGGTTGTCCGCTCCCGTGCCGTCCGTCTCGACCGCAATCGTCGCTCCCGTGCCCGCAGTCGTCGAGAGCGACAGGCGCTCGTAGTTGCTCGCGTCGGTGTAGGTGCCGTAGAGGCGGTAGGTCTGCGCGTTGGTTGAGTTGCGCTGGGCTAGGGTGTTGGCCGCATCCCTTGCAATAACAAGATCACGGGGATGATTGATTGCACCACTTGTCCACCCTATTGAACCAGAGGAACTGGTTGCTGCACCTAAGTAGTTCGTAAACCAGTTAGTTCCACTAAACACTCCATACCCGCCACCGAAACCGTCAAGATATAGATTGCAGTTTGAAGTTTTCCCACACTTGATGGTTGCCGACGAAATGACGATTCCCGTCCCGTGCGGATCAAGCGTGATGTCCCCGTTGCTCCCCGCCGTGCTGATCGTCAGCGCGCCGGGCGCGGTGATGTCGCCGGTCGTGTCGGCTACCGTGAGAGCAGAGCACTGCAACTGGGTATTACTCGCTCCGTCCCAGCGCGCGAGCTGGTTGTCCACGCAGACGCTGGCTGGGCCGAGGACGAGGACGAGGGCGTCCTGGAGGCTGGCGCGGACGTTGGCCCATGTGACCTTCTCGTCGCGCGTCTCGCCGTCCTGGCGAACGAGGAAGAGGTCGTCGTCGCCGAGCGGCGTGGTCGCGGCGTCGAGGTCCGGCAGACGCACTGGCGTCTGGGTGAGCGCTGGCGCGGCGGCGAGCGCGAGGGCGAGCAGGTAGATCGGCAGTCGTCGCATCGTCAGTCCTCCACCACCAGCGCGTCGGTGGTCGTGTCGTCCGGGGCGTAGTAGTCGGTGCCCGAGGTGTCGTCCACCAGGAGGACGTCCGGCGGCAGCTCGTTGCCGCTCCAGCTCTCGGTCCAGAGCAGCAGCATGGTCTCGTCCACGCCGATCATCGCGGCCTCACGGCGAAGCGGATCGTGCGGGCCGCCTCCTCCTCGCTCGCCGAGACGAGCTTGAGGAACCGGAACGGCGCGAGCTTCGCGGCCACCGCGCCGGAGAGCGCGACCCAGCGGTCGTCCGTGGCGGTGATCGACACGGCCGCGCCGGTGTCGTCCACGACCGCCTTCCAGGTCTCGCCGTCCACCGCGGCGAGGAAGGTGATCGTGGCGCCGGTGAAGCCGTCGGGGATCAGGAGCGCGGTGAAGGTGCTCTGCGACAGGTCGATCGAGGAGCTCGTCGTCGCTCCCTCGGCGATGGTCACTCTCATGCGAAGGCCTCCATGGCGGGACGGCGGCCGAGGCCGCGGGGAACTTGGAAGAGCACCGGGGCGACGGATCCGTCGCCGTGCTCGAGGTCGAAGAGGCGGAGCATCGCCACCCGCGAGGCGTCCACGATGTGGTCGGCCGTGTTCCGGAAGACGCGCGCCCCCGACGAACCGATCTCCGCCGTGTGGTTCGGGAACTGCGCCAGGAAGGCCGGGTCGGCCGGAAACTCGATCCGAGCCCGCTGGATCCGCATCTCGAGCAGCCGGGTCGCGAGCTCCTTGGCCGAGACCTGGCGCGCGCGGCCGGTGGCCGGGTCCTCGATCGTCTCGCCGGTTTCCGGGTTGCGGTCGGGCACGCGGGCGTTGAAGACGTAGCCGGTCACCCGGCCGTCGAGGCTCCAGCCTTCCTCCCCCTCGCGGAGCAGGTGCTCGAGGGCGGAGCCGACGCCGGTGGCGTCGAGCCCCCAGCCGTGGGAGGGGCGGAAGAGCTGGTCGAGGACGCGCACCGCGGTGCGCTGGGCGGGGTAGTCGAACCGCTTGAGCTGCAGCCGCGCCACGCAGCGGGCGAGCGGGCCCCGCGTCTCCCAGATCAGGATCTCGGTGGGGTCGTCCGAGGCGCCGCAGTCGATCCCCGCCACCAGGTGCCCTTCGACGGGCTGGAAGATCGAGGTCAACATCCCCTCGAGCGAGAAGTTGGCGACGTCGATCTCTCTGTCCATGATCGGGAGCAGGGGCTGCGGGCCGGTGGCCGCCTCGTCGCCGGTGCGCGCGCCGATCTGGTAGGTCGGGTCGAGCCGCGAGGCGGTCACCTGCACGGTGCGCTGTGGCGCGTTGTGGATCAGGCTCGCGACCACGTACTCGGGCACCGGCCGCACGCGGGCCACGAACTGGTCCCACGGGAAGACGGTCGCCGCCGGGTCTCCCCAGTTGCCGAGCACGAGCTGCTGGTAGCCGGGCGAGTCCACCCCGCCGTACCGGTCGACGAGCTGGCGCCGCCGCTCGTCGGTCCAGTACGGCGGGGGCATCAGGGTCTTCGGCCAGCGGAAGCGGATGGCCTTCCCGTCGGCGGGGGGGGAAAAAGGCCCCGGGGCGGCGGAGAGAGACCGCCCCGGGGTGGGAGGGGGCTCGGCCGTGCGGATGGGC